GTGAACCTTTATCATCAGGCTGAACGTCTTTATCCACTATGCAAACGCCAGTTACTGAAGTTGAGACGTCAAGACCAAGAATAAACTGTTTGTTCACAACGCTATTGTTATCTTACGTTGCACCCAGTAAATTAGAATTAAATAATTTGCATAATCTTTAATTCTAATTCTTAGAATAATTTGTAAGTCATCCTATGATCTCTAAAACACTTTTTTTCAGCTTTTGCTTTCTATCGTTACTACAAATCTAAATTTTCGTTTTTCTTTTGCTGATTCTTTTAAATGTTTTTATGAATAGGTTCATCAACAACTGGTAGTCGACGTTAAAGGCAAAAAATAGTAGATTATTTTTCTTTTTTCTTTATAATGACAGGTTCACCTTTCAACAGTTGGAATATTTCCCATTCATTTTCTCTTGAAACAAATTCGTCGACAGCCGTTTTTACCCCTTGTTTTTCTGTGACAATTTTTTTTGCTGAATCTATGTTTTTGTACTCTTCTCTTTCGCAATACCACATGTCTCTTTCAGACCATCTACCATAGTAATCGTCGATTATTATTAGGCTGTTGTCTTTTGATATTGAATTCAAGTAATTCAATTCTTGCGATACCGTATAGTAATTGTGATCTCCATCGATCAAAATTAAATCAAATTTCATATTAGCTTCGACAATAGCGGGCAAAATTTTCAAACTATTTTCTTCTAAAAGTTTTATTTTTTGTTCTTTATTTCTGTCTATATTTGATAAAATAATTTTAAGTTGTTCTCTAACTAAAACATCTATCCCATAAAATTCAAATTTTTTATGAAATCTAGACAAAAAAGATATGAGAGGTATCGTAGTCATTCCCACGTCTAGTCCTATTTCTAAAACTGTAGGATTTTCTATTTTTGAAAGGAATGATTTTATGTAAGGTATATAACCGTGGTATGCCATGCCAAATATATATCCTTATAGTATACCCATTTCTTTTAATTCTACTTCAGTAAGAATCAAAAAAATAGCATTATTAAAAGAGCACCATTTTTTAGCTGCATCTGTTTTTTTCTTTACTATCAATGTTTGCAGTTTTCTTTTCTGTTTAATTTCTATTAACAACCTGTCGCCATTACGCAATTCCACAAAAAAATCAGGATAATACTTCCTGATCTTATTGGTAGACTTATTTGCGACATATTCTATTACCAATTTTTCGTATGACCACGTGGCAACATCAAGATTATTGTCTAGATAATTCATGTATTTTTCTTCCCAAGAAGATCTATATCTACATTCTCCTGCAATAGGAGAAACATGAATACCTCTACGATACCCTCGTTTGCGTCTTTTTTTCTTTTTCACCAATCGTACTTTACTTTAAATGCAATTTTATCTGAATGCCTTTTCATTATTGGCTGAGCTAACTGCGTTTTCATTACTACGTTAAGATTATCGTCATGAAAATTTATACCTGATATGTAAACAAAATCAGAATCATACTCGTTAGCATTTAACGTAGAGGGAACTTTCAAAAATGTAGGATTTGAAGAAGAATTTAAATGATTAACAGGAGCAACTACATCCAACTTTAAAACATGAATATTTTGTTCTCCTTTAAAAGAAACCTCGAAATTATCTTTACCAAAGAAATACAAATGTGGATTTTTTATTGCAATAATACCTTCATTATAAAAAATAGTTCCTACTGAATTCCAAGTACAAGCAGCAGAATCGCTATCTGCTCTGTACAACCCACCGTTTCCGTCATCTTTAATAGTAACTTTTATTTCTCCGTTGGATCCTGATAAAGAAGCATCTTTTAACATGAAGCTACCAGGCAAAATATTCATTCCGTAATAAAGATTGCTAATGTCAAAGAACGTGACTTGATTTGAACTGGCGTCACTCGTTCTTTGGTATATAGTCAAAGGAGCATTTTCTTGTAATCCTTGACCAGATTCTCCTGCAAAAATAGCATTATTTGTTTTTCTTAAATAGTTTTTATAGGCAGGTCCGCCCAACGAAGCAGGATCTTCAGGAGTAACTCCAATACTTTCTTTTATAAAGAAATCTGAATCTTTTTTGCCTTTGTCGACGATAGAAGAATCTTCAAATGAAGTCTTAAAAATCAATGAAGACGTTAAAAGCATATTATTGAGGCTGATAAATCCAGCAGTGAAATTTTCTAGATCGTCAGAATAAAGATTCTTTAATTCTTCCTTGCTTAACAGATCGTAATTCGGATAAAAATTTCCGTCATCACACGGCATAATCAACAAATTTCTTTTTTTAACCATCGGTTGCTCATAAAGAAACTCGTTTGCTGATTTAGTAGTGGTTGTTGTGCTAAAAATTGAGGATGAAAGGTGATGTTGCCTTGGAAAATTACTCGTGGCAAAATCCTTTAAAAAGTTTTCAGTATTGATATAGTGACCACCGACCCCAAAAGACATAGCTATGTTAAATGGATCAGCTGTTGTTCCATCGACTTCTATAAAGGGAGTTTGCAATATTCCACCATGAGTATTAACAAACTTTCTAACAGGAGTTGCTTCTACAAAAAAAGGTGGTACATAAAATGCGACTCTGGGATCTATTTTTGAAATTCCAATTGATCTAGAAGCTTCTAGGTCGGCTTGAGACATGTAATAATTTTTAATCGATAAATCATGAACTTCGGCGCGCAAAGGATGATTAAAGCTATATTTGAAAGGTTCGTCCACAGAGGTTGTCGGATCTAATTCTTTTAGTCCTTCTCTTTCAGCTGCGTCTTTTGCAAAAAAACTTTTAAGCGTATTTAATCCGCTATTGCTACCTTCGTAATAATTTCCAATGCATAAAACATCAGGATTTGTAGGATCTATTCCGTTGTCTGGAAATACCAAGGGTGCTATTGTGCCTGATGGAACTACAAACTCTCCCCTGTCAATTCCGTCTATGTTAAAAGAACCTGTTCCTTGATTAATATCAGAAGTCCCCCAACGGACTACTACGTGGTGCCAATTATTGAATTTTAGAGCGTTATCTTCCGATTCAAATATTAAATTGTTAGGATAAACGCCTTGAGTCGCCATCGACGGATGCACGTCGGCGCTGTGGCTTAACTGCAATAGTAATTTAAATCCTAAAGGGCGACCAAAATCATCTTTTAAACTTCCTGATGTTAAAGACAAAGCATAAGTCGAAGATAAATGAAAAATGGTTCCTGCTTTAAATCCATTGTCTACGTTGTTGTATCTTGGATTTATGTAAAAATCAAAACTAATAGCTCCACTAGGCATGTAAGCCCCGTAAGCATAACCTTCATGGATAGTTCCATTGTCATAGTTAGGGTAAAGCAAGACAGATGAAGAAGGGATATCAGAAGAAGAAAAAAAATTTAAAGAGTTATAATTAACGTAAGCCCAATGTGCAGATGGATACGCGGCTCTGTAGTAAGACGACAGGTTGTCTTTAACTACTAATTTTCTCAAAGTATTTGAAGTGAAATCAAAAGAAGGCGTAAAACGAATCACATCAAGAACTTTTTTCTTTTTTGCGGATACACCTTGATCATTGACAAATTTCAAAAACCATTCTAAAGATGACTTAACGTTGACAGAATCTAAAGAATAATTTTTTTTACTTTTTATTTGTTGTTTGATTCCTTGAATTGTTGAAGCAATATCGACATCATTATGAGTCGATTCAACAAAAGAAGACAAAGGAGCTATTTCTTTTTCTAATTTTGATCTTCTAGCGAATACGTGAACAGAACCTGTGACGCCACTTGAACTTGAAGAATAATATCTACTAGGATTTGTGGCAACAGTTATGCTCTGAAAATCTGTCTGATTTACTTTGTATATCGACATTCACGCTTTAACTCAATTGATATCAGAAATCTAAACGTACTCTAAAAGTCAAATCTCTCTCTGGGCTTTTTTCTACAGGCCTGCTTAGTTTAGCAACTGCTAATAAATTATCATTTGGATCATAAAGGCCGACAGAAGTAACAAAAGTAAAAGTCTGTTGAGTATCTTCTTGTCCTGAATCAATTACGACGATTCTATTTTGAGAATCTGTAAAAGTAGGGTTAGAAGAATAATTGAATTCATCCGCTGATGCTCTACAAAAAACCAGAGTGCTGTTAATGTTCGTGGTGTTTTGGAATGTTATTGCAGTCTGAGATCCTGAACTAAATCTTGTAGCGCAAATATGATCGACTACGTTGTCTATAGAAGCTGATACGATAAAATCTGGCACAAGTCTAGAGAACCCGAACGTTTCCGTACCAGGCCCACCCAAAACCGTCAACCCTGTTGACGTCATCGCATCAATATTTCCTGACACAAATTGACTAGATGAAGTAATTTTTTCTAGATCCAGTACCGCGATTCCCCTGTCGTAAAAAAGCAATCCTACAGTTCTATTTGTGTCTGCGGCATCTACTATATTCCCAAGCTGTCCGCCAAATTCAGTTAGCTTATTAACTGAAGAACCAATATCAGTGTATATAGACATTCCAAGTTCAGAAGTTCTATATAAATTAGCAATTTCAGGAGCTCCGGCGTGTCTTGAAAGCGAAGCTGATTGAAAAAATCTCATTGCAAAAGATTCTCTTTTTATTGCATCACGAGCAAATAATCTCTTAAACGCTATGAAAAATGCAGCATCAATTTTATCGTTCACGTCAACAGAACCGTAAGGAGCAACGAATTGAGAATTAGCATTACCTAACAAAAGTTGAGAAAATTGTCTGTAGTTGTCTAACTTTTCTCTCATCATCAACGAAGAAGAAGGAAAAATTTCTTTTCCTGCTGAATCTACGGACGACAGAGAAGATGACGTGATCGAAGAATCTGGGTTAATACCTATGGTACAATCAAAAACAGGATTGGCAGTCTGCAAAGTAAAATCTTGATCATAAACTGTTTGAAACAATGAAGACGTAATACCAGGTCCAATACCTCCCGTTACGAAAACTTGATATTTTCTTCTTGAGGTTGATCCGCTAATATCTTCTTGAATTACGTCAATTAATTGACTCAAAAAAGAGCGGGCAGTTTTTACGTCTGATGGATCTAAATTTTTGTAAGTGGCCATATGTCTTCTTTTTCAACGTTTGAGTTCTACAGCTATGTCTTTCACAGCTCCTGATTGCATACCTGTTATGCGAATATAATTTTTTATTGTATCTTTTTGTGTGCCTGTCCCGTATACATCAAAAACTGTTTGAGTTAGAGACTTTGCATTGATAGTGAACGTTAAAGTAGATCCAGCTGTACTATTAGTCCCCGACTTAGTTAACGTGTAATACGCTCTTTGTTGATTATCGATATTATTCGGAGATTTATTACCAGCATCAACAAGCAAAAATAAATTAGGAATATCAACCATGAAAGTTTGATCTCTTAACTCCACATCTATCAATGTTTCATTCAATACTGTCTGTTCCAAAGTTACTTTAGAAGACGTAGGCTTTCCTGAAGTAGATACTGTATATAAGGTTATAACCCCGCCAGAAGATGCCGCATCACCAGTATACGTAAAGCTTGGTAATCTAACTAGATTTGGATTAGATACGCTAATAAGCCTATATTTTTGAGAATGAGCTTGGTTAGTTAAAG